AACCTGTGTAGTTTATAGAGTCTGTATAGATATGTCAACACTTTTTTTAAGAAGCCGACAACACTATGCTAGTTTTTATGTGTTTTAGTCCTCCTCTATCTTTTCAATTTGCCACACAATAGATGGGTCGCTGTAAAAACTCAAGGCTTTTCGAGCAACTTCTTCTGCATGTTCTTCATCAATTGCTTTTACTGTCATAGAAATGTCTATCAAAAATTCTTTTTCTTCTTGACAGTCATCCCAATCAGGCTGGTTCCAAGGAGATTTAGGATCTGATCTTTCAGCATCTCCTCTGTCCGGCATAATAGAATTACCAAGCATTTCAAATAGTCCTATTTTATTATCCATTTATGTATGATCTCCTTAACGTAGACTTAACAGAATGTACAGTTATGTTTAGTTCTTTAGCTATTTTACGCTGACTTAATCCTTGCCTAGATAATTTAATTGTATTAACTATATGTTCAGGCGGTTCTTCAAGAGCTTCAACAGGCCAGTTTCTATGAGGCATAACTTTATCTAGTTTGTTCTGAGCTTTTATAGCTTTGTAAAATATATCACTCATTCAGTTTCCTTGTTCCACAGAAGATCATTATGTAAATCCATCAAAGCAGTTTTAGCATCTCTAAGCCTATCATGTTGAGGACTTACATGGCGATTAGCTTCAGTAAGATTTATTTCGTTATCTAAAACTTTTGCACGCTCTAACAATGTATTTCTAATCTCAGAAGAAACAAGATCACGCAGATTACTTTTAAACTGTTCTGCATTACCGTTAAGTATGTAAGCCTCACGATTCTCAGAATAAATTACAAAGTGATCTACAAATATATCTATTTTATCCATTATCCATGTTCCTTAATAAACTTTTCAGCAGCATCACGATCAGCAATAAGCTTCTCATAATAGAAATCAAAATGCTCTGGATACAAAGTTAAATGTTCTTCTCGTTCAATAATATAATTATGTATAGCATCTATAAGCTTTTCTTCATCAGCTTGATCACCACATATTGTACTCATAAAACATTAACTCCGTGTTCTGTTTCAATCCACACCTTAGCCCCACAACTCAAAGGTTTATCAGGACTGTAGATAACTCGTGCAATCATCTTTCCATTAGAATCTAATATCTCAGCAGCGTTTGTCTTCCTGTTTCTTTTATAATCTTTAACTGTGATAACAGGTAGCTCAGCGCCCTTAGTATTAGCTCTGATATTGTGTTGGTTAATATGTATTTTAGTTTTCATCTTCATCCTTTGTAGTATTAATTCTCAAAATTAATTGACCTGCATCAAATAAATCAGACTCCTCACCGTCAACAAAAGACGGATATTTAACAACTGGATAGTATTCTTTATTAAATTCAATTGTTACATCTCTTGATAACTCATCAGCATCAAGAGTACCAATTGATATAAATTATGGCTAAATCAAAGACCTTATACCAGTGCCAACAATGTGGTGGTCATTCTTCAAAGTGGCAAGGCCAATGTCCACATTGTTTTGAGTGGAATTGTCTCGAAGAGCAGGTATTGTCGACATCAACATCACGTTTTAAGTCATTAAATAAAAAATCAAACTTAATTAATATTAATGAAGTAGAAATTAATGAGATATTTAGGCATCCAACCAACAATGGTGAGCTTGATCGAGTCTTAGGAGGAGGGCTTGTCCCGGGAGGCGTGACATTGATTGGTGGGGATCCAGGCATTGGAAAATCTACATTGTTAATTCAGGCTTTATCTTCTCTGACAAAAAATCCAAATCAAGAAATTACTGCAATCTATATAACGGGTGAGGAATCTATTGAACAGGTTGCGATGCGAGCAAGAAGGTTAGATTTAGAGGTTTCTGATCTTTTAGTGCTGTCGGAAATAAATTTGGGCAATATTATTACCGTCATTGAAAAAGAGAAACCCAGTGTGGTAGTGATTGACTCTATACAAACCCTTTTCTCTGAGGAGCTCAACTCAGCTCCAGGATCGGTATCACAGGTAAGGGAGTGCGCTGCGCAATTGACACGGGTGGCTAAAGCGAATGATGTCAGTATGATCTTTGTAGGCCATGTGACCAAAGAAGGCTCTATAGCTGGTCCGCGAGTACTTGAACATATTGTCGATACAGTCTTATATTTTGAAGGGGAGTCAAATTCCTCTTATCGCTTGGTAAGGTCAATTAAAAATAGATATGGCGCAGTCAATGAATTGGGTATTTATGCGATGACTGAAAAGGGTTTGAAAGAGATCTTAAACCCATCAGCTATATTTTTATCTGAAACCTCTTTTGATCAAGCAGGTTCAGTGGTTACGGTCATGCAAGAGGGAACCAGACCAATTCTAATCGAACTCCAGGCATTAGTAGATGAGTCAAAGCAATCTTCTCCTAAGAGGCTATCTGTTGGCTTGGAGAATAATAGAATATCAATGATCTTAGCCGT